GGGAACTGCTTGAGATGATCAGACAATGCAAGAGCAAACATTGCCATATCCAACTTGTCAGCATCATTATACGTCGAAATGTTACGTGGGTCTTTTACGTCCGCATAAGCCTCCGATTTTATGAAGCATTTCAAGATACGCTTACGAAATGGTCCTGTAAGGACTGCTTTCATTAGCGACAGTTTCTGTGCGCCGCGGGTCTGCTTATGTTCTACAATTTCATAGCAGACAGGCTCCAAGGTTTTGCCCTGACTGATGATGTTCACAAAATCGATCAGACAGTGGTCCCGGAATGTGTTTGTTGGAGGCTCTGGTTTCTTCAATGAATTGATTCTACCCTCCACACATTGTTCCTCTCCAGCCCGATTAGGGACCGGGGCGAAAGCACCGTGGACCAACGGACTCATGAATGCTTGTAGCTTTGGCTTAGCGTCTGCATCAAAGTTTTTAGGCTTATATTGATACGCGCGAACTGCTGCCGCTACAGGGAATACGAAAGGTTTGGGACGTGACTGTGACTTGCGGTGGAATTCGGTCAAGATCGCGGCACTCGCCCGGTCAGTGATCCAACTCGCTGTCGTCGGTAACATCAAATTCGTAGTGCCCAATCGAGCCACTGTGGCAATGGAGTCATCCACGGAGGCGGGGACCGTCGCACTTAACGTATCTCCCGCGCGTGCTGTCGTAATTAACAGCTCGCCGCGTGGTGTCATCACATTGAACCGCACATAGCTCTGCCCGTCTGCAGTGACTATAGGGTCGAATCTATTCAGCGTTTTGGTCTCTAGGACCATTCTCGCCAAGATAGCAGCAATTCCATTAAACAATTTAATAGGTGCAAGAAGGATCATCTGACGATGTTTCCCTACTTGTTTCCGTTCAATTGCGTAGGCGATTGCCCTGGTCGGTATGCCCAAGCAGGTCTTGACGGCCAACACTGAATCACCGGCATAATCCCACAATGGGTGTCGGTATGATCCTCCTCCTGCGACCAAAGTATGGAATGTTCCATCGGACTCAAACCTGAAAGAGGTCTGGTCGATTCCATTTCCGGTCGCCGTCTCTGGCACAACGGTATACAGAACCACGGGTTTAGCGCACTCAGCCAACAATTGCGGCATGTCAACGTAATAATCAACGTCACACATGTAGCGAATGTCTCGGCGCCCAACCTCGTCGTTACGGTTACTCGTATTAGCATCTTTCGTCCAATACCACGTGCGCGATCCCCTCATGTTCTT